GTCCTGTTCGCGGATTTGCCGCACCTGCCGGTAGTAGATGACGCGCCGCTCCACCGTCGGGTCATCCAGGCCGTCGGTCCCCGCGTAGAACTCGTGGCCCCCTAGCTCGAAATGGCCGGTGTCGAGGTGGACAGCGGCCAGAGGCTCACCCGTTGCCGCATCCACGAGGGCGAAGGCCACGAGCTGATGCCCGGCGCGCTCCAAATGCAACACATCGCTAAATGCGCTGCCCTGCGGCGCGATGGTGGCGCGATCCTCTGGCGTCTGCTCGTAATCGCAATCCGCGAAGTAGACGCGAAACAGATAGCGTAGCATTGTATTGCCCTTCGTCTGGTATGACGGTTATCGCCGCTCGCTCAGTTCTCGTTGTACTGAAGCGTCTCGGTGATCGTCGCGATGTCGCCGGGCGCGGCGGTGTTGGCCGTTTGCAACTGCCCTACGAGGTATTGCGAGTAGCCGGCGGCGCTCAGGGTCGCGCCAGGAGACGCCGCCTCCGGTCCCGTCGTGCTGAAGTCCACCGCAAGGCCGCTCCCAATCGCCACCGGCGCGGCGCTGTAGTCCGTGGTGAGCGCGGCGTTGGCTGTGGTCGCCGGCGCGGCGTAGGTGCTCGTGACCGTGCCCTTCAGCGTCAAGCCCGTCGCCAGCGCGCCCGCCGGAGCCGTCCGCAACGACCAGAGGCCGGAGAACACGCTGTTGAATGTGCCGGAGAACTTGCCGTAGAGGTACTTGGAGAACGAGTTGTTGCCGGCCGTGATCGGCGACGCGCTATAGGCCGTGCCGCCGCCGTTCGTGCAATCATCCACGTTTTTGTAGTTGCGATCAGTGCAGGAACCCGACGTAAAGCCGGTGCGCGTCGTGCCATGTGACGGCGATCCGGTCGCCGCGCCGTTGTCTTCACACCAAACGAAGGTAGCAGTCATGTCCTGTTGCTCCTATGCGGCTGGTTTGCCGCGTTTTGTCATCGCCGGCGCTGGCACGCTCGCATCCGCCGCTACGACGGGAAGGGACGCGCCGGCCATCGTCTCCCCCGCCAATTGCATCGCCATCTCATGCAGCAGAATGAATGCGCGGATGCGGTCATGATGCCGCAGGTACGCCGCCGCGTAGTCCACGCTGCCCTCAACGAAGTGCATGTCGTTGCTCTGCTGGCTCGCGCTGAGCGAGTAGTTCCAGCTGCCATGCTCCACGCTTTCGCCGTCTACGACCGTGAACTTGCTATGCAGGATTTGCCGATGAACGGGTGAGGTGCCGATCAGTAACGGCACACCCGCCGCAACCAGCCGCGCGACTTCGCTGCCCTCCGCTTTGCCGCTTTCCTGCGTGTGGTCAAGGATCAGCGAGACGCGCACGCCCGCCGCATGCTTGGCGATCAAAGTGTCGGTGAGCGCGGGCAAGTGGAAGCCGTAGATTTGCGTGTCAATGGAGTGCTGAGCGCCCGCGACGAACCGCAGGAACGCGCCGGCGGTGTCATCGAAGGGCGCAAACAGCGTCGTGATCTTCAGCGATGCGGCGATTGGCATAACTACTGCCCTCCCTTAATCATCTTCGCCACCGCCGCCGTCGCGTTGCGTTGCGCGACCGCCGCCGGATGGTTCGGGTCGGGTCCGGGGTTATTCTGTGGGGATGGCGGGCTGCCTTCTTGCGGTCCCGCGTCGTTAGGCCCCGTTTGTGGCGGCATCCCCACTACTGGCAACGCGCCGCCCTGCATCGCGGCCTTCATGGCGTCTTTCGCCTCCGTCGCCCTGTACTCTTGCTCCTGGTCGTAGTCGAGGTGAAGCACTTCGTAGAGCGCATGCTGTGACACGTCCGCTTGCAGCATCGCCATGACGAGCTGCGCGGTGGCCGCGTCGTCGTTGGGCAGCGGCGACGGCCATTTCGTGACCACTTGCCAGCCGTCTTGCCCGGTCCCGTCGCCGAAGCCGCACAGCGAGAGCATGCGGAGCGAGAGTTGCTCGTGGCCGTCCGCATACAAGCGTTGTTTGTGCGTGTTCTTCGCCAGTAGCGGCCCGTACATCATTTGGAACGCGACGCCGGAGGTCACACGCGGCACATCCCGCATGCGGCCCGTTGCCACCGCGGGCACGCGCGATTGCTCATCCATGTCGCCGCGAATGTCGTTGGCGAACTCTAGCAGGCCCGCGAGGTCGCCATGCGCCTCCACCGCGCCCAACTTGCCCTCCGGCGCTTGCAACTGCGTGATCTTGCCCGGCGCAAGCTCGATGGTCGCGCCCAAGCCCACACCCGACGCATACAGCCAGGGGAACGAATGATGCTTGGCGATGGCGTTGACATTCGAGAGCGCGAGGTTCAGCACGGAGTTGAGATGCTGAATATTCGGCGGGATGTCCGACATGCCCCAATGGGCATTCGCCAGCGGTAGATTCTGCCAGTCAACGACCGGCGCCCACGGATGCTCCCAGATGATCGGCGCGCCCTGCTGATACCACTGGTTATTCGGGCCGCGCACCCAATTGGAGATTTCCCAATGCGAGTCAGGGTCATCCCCCGCGAAGTAGTCGTCGGCGTCCATGTCCGGGTCTATCCGCACGATCACTTGCCGCCGCCCGACCGTCAACTGCTGGAACGCGGGTGAGGCCGGCGCGTTGTAGTCAATGATATACGCTTGCACGGTGTCGCAATCGTCGCTCTGCGTCATCACCGTCACTTGCGCGGGGTCCAGCGGCACCACGCGACAATAGGGACGGCGCTTGTCCGGCTGTGGCTCAATGATCTTGCCGAACGCATGCCCGAAAATGCCGCCGTTCTGGCCCAATTTCGAGAGCGTCACCATCCGCCGGTTATCGTTGCCCCAGCAGCCATCGAGAACGGCTTGCGCGTCCTTCTGCGGCTTCCCGTTGAGCAACACCTCGAAGGTGACGGTTTTGCCGTACAGGAAATCTACGCCGGTATCCACAATGGGCATGGCGCGATTGGAGAGCACGTTGATGTCGGGTTGCCCCGGCTCGTTGCGGAAGTGCCCGGTCAGGTCGCCGGTATAGTGCTTCCACGCCTTGTTCAGCCGCTCATGCCGCTCGGCTTCCTGCTGCTGCTGCAAGTACGAGGGCGACGGCGGCAACAACGCCCCGTTCTTGTTGAGGAGGCCAGGGCCGTTCCCGTTCCCGCCGTTGCCGCGTGGCGTGGTCATTAGCGCGCTACTCATGCCGCATCACCTGCTTTTCTTACGACGCCGCGCTCAGTAATCAACACGCCGTCTAGATGGTCTATCTCGTGTTGGATGGCGCGAGCCACGAGGCCAGCAGCCGTCGTACTCACGCGCTTTCCCCGCACGTCGCGGTGGCTGACGGTGATGCTTGCGGCCCGCTTGACGCTGGCTACCACGCCCGGCAGACTCAGACAGCGTTCATCGGCGACTGACACGCCAGCGCGCCGCGTGATGGCGGGATTGATGAGGGTGATACAGGCACCGGAGAGCGCGCGTACCACCGCGACCCGCGCGGATACGCCCACCTGCGGCGCGGCGAGTCCTAAGCCGCGCTGTTCCTCACAGGTCAACCACAGTTGCACGACCAGGGAGCGCAACTCGTCATCAAACGCGTCAACCTTTTGTGCAGGCGTGCGGAGTATGGGGTTATCAGCGGTGACAAGAGACGCCTTCATGCCGCATAACCTCCGCTTCTGTTGCTTCCGCTTGCGGTAGTATTGTTCTGGTAACTCGCTGTCGTGCAGACCTCTAGGTATCCGCGCCCCCCGCATGTCGCACAGGGCATGCATGCTAGGTAGCCGTTGTGCATCACATAGATGCGGCATTCGCCACAACAACAGGGGCACGTAACACGATGCTTCATGCCGCATCACCTCCTGCGTCCGCTGCGCTCAGCCGCACCACATAGCCATCTTCCGGCGTAAAGAGCGCCCGCAATCCCGCCAGGATGTCCGGCATGGCCGCGCCCGGTTGGGCCTGCACGATCACGACTTCTCGCCCCGTCGCGCCCTCGATGACCCGCGTGATAATCAGCGGCTCGGTCAACGGCTGCCCAAACGCGCACAGGGGCGCTTGTTGGTGTCGGGCCTTACTCACGTTACCCTTCATGCGTCTCACAGCCTTTCTCGGTCACTACAGCGCGTTCCAGGGGCTATCTTCCCGCGCAATCAATAGACGACGCGCCCATACGACACGCCGTTCGTTGGCAGATCGTGATACGCCACCGCATAGCGCATCGCGTCGCACCCATGATCGTTCTCTTTCAGCGGTTGCTCGCCACGTCGCGCGCCGCTGCGCGTATCCCACACGTAGCCGTCAATTTCTTCCTCTGTGCAACAGGGGGCGCGCTGATCGGTGAGGTAGGGATCGCGGTCGCCGATGAGACTGTCGCGCAAGAGAAAGAGACGCGGCTTGCCGTCGCCAGCGGGCCGCAATCGCGCTTGCACGGCCTGGATGCCCTGTTGCACGGCTTTATTGGCCGCAACGGTATACATGCCGAGATGGCGCGCGAGTTGGGCGCGTCCTTCGGCGTCTTCCGGGTCGCTGATGATCGCGCGTGGCATCGCCTCACCATCT